GATTCATAGTAATTATTTTCACCCTTTCGTATCCCGAAGTATATTGTGGATAGTACAAAGGGTATTGCTGCCCAAAGTAAGACATCAGCGAAGGTCATTGCGATCCGTTAAACCGAGTGAACGTAAATAATCTCTCCACCATTGTGGATCTTTCTGTCTTTTCCAAGTAGGAACAGGTTGCCCCTTAGAAGAATAATATTCTTCTAGAGCATTATCTATAGTCTGTGCTATCTCCATATTCCTCTTCCTCTGCGTCAACATCCTCATACGGATTTGCCACGTAGGGTCCTCGTTTTCGTAGTGGTTCCCTTCTGACATATTCAGACTCAGCATTGACTGCAGAAATCCATACCGCTAACTTCATTACTATGTAGATGATCACTAATGGTGTAAAGCATAACAATAAAGTTATTTGGTATTTCATTTGACTCTGGGTTGATGATCTTTCATACCTGTATGTTGACCATCGTTAGGTAGTTTACCATACTCCAGGTATTCGATCGCTTGTTTCGACCCCTCCAAACGAGTCAACATAATATCAATTTCCAACCACCTTTGATAGGCAGTATCAAGTTCACCTTGTTCTTCTGAAAGTTGTTTGATTCTTTTCTCAAACCTTTCAAGTAATTGTTTGTTTGATTCAGTTGTCTTCATCGTACGTTGTGTCCTCCAAACATGTAACGCATCCCATTCAGGATTTTATTTGCGAACTCTCCGAGTCTTCTAGATCCGAATCGTTCATATAGTGCACTGCTGATAACAGGAGCGGGTACCCCAAGATCCACAGCAGCGTGAACAGTCCAACGACCCTCACCACTGTCTGATACGCCCCCATCGAACTTGCTAAGTCCTCTATCGTCGCGTAGAACATCAGCGGTAAGATCAAGTAACCAACTGCCAACAACGCTACCGCGACGCCATAACTCAGCAACCTCAGAGCAGTCAATATCATATTGATAATCTTCTGGATTCTCCATCGGAGCAACCTCAGCATCGCCCGCTTTAACGTAAGCTGACCCAGCATTAGCTTCATGCAGGATATTAAATCCTTCTGCGTATGCTTGCATGATTCCATACTCGATACCGTTATGTACCATTTTAACAAAATGTCCTGCACCTGCGGGACCACAATGCAACCAACCCATTTCAGATTGTCTTACATAAAGGTCATCATCGCGTGTCCTTGGGGCACCTCCGATACCTGGTGAGAGTGCATTAAAGAGTGGAGCGCAGGTGGATACTGCAAAAGTTGCACCACCAACCATAAGACAGTATCCACGGTCCAAACCGTAAACACCACCGCTAGTGCCACAGTCAAGATATTGGATGCCCAACTTAGCAAGCCTTTCTGCCCTGCGGCGAGAGTCCTTAAAATTACTATTGCCGTGATCAATAATAATATCTCCCTCACTACAAAACTGTAGTAATTCATTAATTGTGTCCTCTACGGATTCTGCTGGCACCACCATCATGAAGATGCCAGGTTTTTCTGTAACCAAAGTCTCACCTGATTTTTCACCATAGATTGAGACTCCTCGTTTAACTACTTCAACAAGGCTTTCCAGAGAATTGGTATATCCACTGATATAACCCTTTTCATATTGTTCTTCAGATTTTTTAACATTGTTCCTGTAACCATAAACTTCATGTCCTGCTTTGATCATACGACGAGACATACCCTCGCCCATACGACCCAGACCAATCATTCCAACTTTCATTTAATAATCTCCATTGCATTATGTAGTTCACGAGAATGTTCTAGTTCATCGTTCAAGATTTCTAAAATCTTCTCGTCTGGACCATTCTTTGCTAGGTATTTACCATAGGTCTCTGCTGCATGAATCTCTACCTCGTAAGAGAGATGGTATGCAGACTTAGGAGCCACCCAGTAATAAACCACATTGACCCAATAATAGATAAGGACGAGGTGTTTGGCGAGCAAGCGATCAATAAAGTAAGCATTACCGCCCCTGCTTTCCATATACTCCAGATGTTCTGTTTCATTGACGCTCTGATCGAAGTGCTGTTTCATCAAGTATAGATGTTCAGGACCACGAAGTCCCATGCTTTCCCTTAAATGTAACACGCTCAAAAACGCAAAATAGGGTGCCCGAGCGATTTCCTCAAGCACCCAAAATCTTGGATAATCTCGACCTCTGTATAAGAAGTCGAGAATTGCCACTGTTACATCTAATACAACAGTGTTAAATTGTTTCATTGGACATGTACCGTTCCGATCATTCCTGCACCTTTGTGAGGACCACACCAGTAAGTATAGTCGCCCGCATCTGGAAACGTGATCTCAAAGTCTTCACCTGGTAACATTGCCAGGGCTTCATGACTTAGTTCTGGATGATCTTCTACCACAACGTTATGTGGAGGAAGCATGTTGTTTACAAACTTGACCGATTCACCAGCAGAGATAGTAATCTCTGAAGGTTCAAATACTAGATTACCTGATGCACCCATAGCAACGTCAACTGCATACGCAGGCATAGCAAAAAATAGTGCAGCGAATAAGGAAAGAATAAACTTCATAAAACCTTATGTAACTACACTATCTAGTAGGTATTTACCCTATGTTATGTTTTGTTTGTCAGGAATCTCCCATCTTATTTAAGTCAGTCATAGCCTTGGTTCTGCCTTCAATCATACCGTCAATATATCCTGCACGGTACTCCCAAGTCTGACCTCCATCTGTACCCTTCATAGGGTTGATACACTGATGGTTACCGTATTTATTGCACACTAAACCTGCTAGATCTAGTTCAGATGAATCAGATGATGCACCTGTGCCACGCCATACGTGTTTACCATTAATCCATGTTGCACCACACTTCTCACACTCTTTTCTTTCAAGCTTCAAGTCAGAGAAATCATTGCTCATAATTTACCTCAACAGTTCCATGCTCTAAGGGATTTGTTAATTCTACTATCGGGATCACTCGCTGTCTTCTTAGATGTGAGTTTCCTCTTCATTCCTTTCATTCTCGCACAAAAACTCTTTCTACGAGGGTTCCCAACTTTTTTTGAAGGTGCCTTAAGATCGCTTCCTGGGTTTTCGCGTTCATACGACTTCCTACCTTTTTCATTGAGTCCACCTTCTGAGTTCTTTCCATCCTTTTTAGTCCACGCTGCACCTTCTGTATTCAGGTACATATCAGTTTGTTTCTTCTTGTTGACCCTCTTCATTTGAAGTTGCAACTTTTGCCTGTTAAGCATTAGTTGTTTCTTCTGGATCATTTGATCTCTCCTATCCTCCTGTGAAGCGTTCTCCTTCATCTCCTTGTCTTGACAAGGCACCTCAAGGCATTTGCCACACTTATTGCACCATTTGGTACCGTCAGGGCAACTTACACCTTCACCGAAGTATTGAGAGAACGTCTTCATTGGTTGTTCTTAGGATTTTTAGGGCAGTCTTTTTCGTGCTTTTCAATGTATGTATATGGACGGGCATGTCCTTGTGGTGCTTTAAGACCACAATACTTACATACGGTGCTACGTTCAGCCATAATGATATGCTCCCTTGTTAGTTTTCTTTGGTAGTTTACCACCTCTTACTTTGGTTCCAGATGTTTCACCGTAACCTTCAGGGTGCTTTCCTGCTTTTGTTTTACCGATAGAATCAGACTTTGCTTTGCTTCCCTTCTCAGTATAGTGAAGTTTAGCAGACTTATCTTTGTCTTTGGTAATCACGGATTCTTGTCCGTGCTTGCGTCCCAAGCGACGCATGACTTTACCGAAACGACGTTTTGACATCTTATCAGGTTTTGTAGTCTGATAAGAAACCTCACGACCAGTTTCACCACTGCCATACTTGTACTCACCGACACCTTTCTTGTGACCGATGCCGTGCTTCTTCAGATCTTTCTCAAGACCTTTACGACCCTTACGGTTTTTCTTTTCATCATCTCCACGGTCAGCAGAGATATGTCCAGTAACCTGAGTCTTAGATTTATGCATCATGCGACCAGTACGGTTACCCTCAGAAAGGAAGTCTTTGAAAGAGATAGTACCCTCTTTCTTCATCTTGTTTGCTTTCTGACGCTTGTTCCAATCCATATAAGATTCGCCTGGGCGAAGTTTTTTAGGATCAGATTTGGGTTTAGATGCAGCAGCACGATCTTCACGGGCACGTTGGTTAGCGCCAGGTCCACCTAGTTTGCGGTCCTTGTCAGGATCAGGGTGCCAGAAATCACCACGCTCAATGATGGTTTCTTCCTTTTTCATTGTAGCACGTTTTGCTGCACTTTTGGCAAGTAACCTTTTTCTTGCAGCGTCCTGCTCTTTTTTAGGGATAGCGGTGACAGCACCAACCTTCTGGTCAACATCACCAGGTGCATATCCTTCAGTCTCAACGTACTGACTTTTATCACCTTTAACTTTCTTGTCGCCACGGTTCATTCTGTGGAGAGATCTCCTCAGTTTGCCGTGTGCCATTTCATTACCTTTGACACCGAACTTGCGAAGGTTTCTGTCTGCCTCTTTCTTTTCAGGAGACTTACCAGCATCAACCTTTGCTTCCAGTACACTTTCTTCTTTCATAGCACGAGCAGCCTTATACATGGACTGTGCTTCACCGTGTCTACCTGCCTGTGTAGACTTCTTACTCATGGACATGAGTTGTTTCTTACTATACTTGTGACCTTTGAGGACGGAATCCATATCCTTCTCGGACATTCCTTTTTCCAGCAAGGTTTCTTCTTTCTGTGTTTTCTTCTTAGAAGTATCCATGATGGCACCCTTTCCGTACTTAGCCTCGATTGATTTCTTTACATAGTCAAGAGCAGAAGGACCATCCTTTTTCTTAGGCATTGGTTTGGGTTGTGTCCCACCAGACCTAGGTTTGTTGCTACCAGCAGATCTCCACGTACCACGCTCTAGTTGTTTGTCGCGCCAGTGATCATACCCCTCTTCATCCAACGGTCTCTTGTTGGCATGAAATTCATCCACCTTTGTGTAAGGAGCATAAAGAGGATATTTGTAATCTTCTTTTTTCATTTTTTTCTCTGGTAGTCCTTTATGTTTGGTTTTGGCGAATTTCTTCACGCTGGACATGCTGGCGGAGGCGGCAGCTTTGGCAACCTCAGGCGAGGGGTTTTCCATTTCCCCTTTCTGAGTCGCCCTAACCATCCCGAAGAATCGTTGTTGTTTTCTTGAGACGGCGGGCATTTACTGTCTCGCGACTTTTGTGCATTTAAGACCTGCGCCATTGATTGTCTCCAGAGCGTCCTTCTCTATGTAGACAGTCTCACCAGATCTTACCGATACGTTTCTGCTACCCAATGCAACATACTGACTATCGCCAGCTTGTCTTACTGTGGCAACAGGACCATCATCCAAAACAAGCACGATGGTTGCATTGGTGTCGTTAACAACACGGACTGCCGTTGCTTTACTCAGGTTTACTGCGGAACTGAGAGTTACCTCAGTTGCCAATACTCGTACTCGATCCATTGTTATAGTGACGATTGTGCTTTTACTATTTATCCTTCTGCTGCTTTAGGAATTTAGCGAGGTCAGCAGTAGATCCCACAAACATAGTATTGTTTGTAGTATTAACCTCTTTTGATTTTTTAGGATTCTCTATCTCGTTTACCTTCTTCTGGAGGTCTACGAGTTTATCTGCAACGTCACCGACGTGCTTAATCAACTGACCAGCGACCTCATAAGCACGAGGTTGATCAGATTCCTGTGCCAACTCAAGAATACCATCAACTGCTTCTTGTCCCTTCTCAATTAAAGAATACAAATTGCCACGAGTATACTCGTAGTCTTTCTTTAATTGATCTTTGGTTGCAGTAGTGTCAACGATCTCTGCCTTTGGTGCGGCAGGTACGATTTCACTATCAACATTGAGGGCATCCTCAATGCCGTCATACTTATTCGTCGATTCCTGTTGTGGGGTTTCTTGAGAGTCCATCTGTAAATTCACTAAAGAGTTCATTGAATCCGAAATCATCATCAGGATCCGCATCAGCAGGTTGAGGTGTGACTTGGTATCTAACCTCTCTAGATGCAGTAACCTTAGAGTCAGTGGCATAATCGACGATAGCCTTAGTGATGAGTTCACTAGACTTATCGCTGACAGGACCGTAGAGATATGTCTTCGCTACGAACTGTAATGTATATACCAATGTACGACGTGTGTCGTAGTCACCTTCATACACGTCATCATAATCTACAGATGTCAACGTGACTGGGTAATCTTTTTTCTCACCCAGATCAGGAACAAGATTTAGAGTGATATTGAATGATGGTTGGAAGTATGGCAGAATTTGCTCGATAATTTGTAGAGCATCATCCTGGTTCTTTGCCAAGACTGCCAGTTCAAAATTAATGTTGTAAGGCACGGGCATGAAACCCTTATTAGTTGTATCACCACTGGTGTGCCTAATGTATTGTGTAGGTGATACCTTTCTTGTAGGATCATAAGAGATGCCTTGCATCTCAAATGCTATACGTGGCAAAGTGATCTGTGTTGCATCTTTCTGAGAAAGATCGCCAACTTGACGCAAACGTGCTAAGAACTTTTGCTTAGGTCCATAAGCAAGAGGCACCTTCATAACCTCAGTCTTTGAACCTTTAGTGCGTCGCACTTCAATGTTATTAAAAAGGGTGCCGAATCCTACGACAGTCTTTCTAATAATTTCGTGATATGTGTATGTTCCAAGCATTAGATTGTACTTCCTTTGTTACCAAACTCACCAAAGGGATTACCCTCAGTAAAATCGATGATACCGTCAGCGACGGTCTCGATAGCATAGTTCTGATCAAATTCACTATTCACATTATTTATCGTGTTGTAAGACTCAGTTGTCGCAACAGCACCACTGGTTTGACCAGTAATAGTTTCACCTGATGAAAATCTACCTGTACGATTGAATACCTGCAATGTGCGTGTAGCAGCATCCCAGGACTTAACCTCAGCGTCAGTATTGGTTGTACCACCTGTAACGGTTTCGCCAACTTGGAATGTACCAGGTGCGGGTGTCTCTGCCATGATGACAGCAATAGCATTTGCGAATGTAGTTTCGATAGCATCCACTGCTGCCACACCTGTGTCGATGTCCTCGTCGCTGTACTCGAAGAGTTCGCAACGTAGACCCCAAACATAGTTTTGACCCAGTTGATAGAACGGAACTTCATGTTCTACATACTGGATCTCAAAGATTTTATTTGCCATTGGAAGATATACAAGATCTCCCTCGTTTGGTCTTCCCTCAACAATCAATGTTGCGTTGTCATCTACAGCAGCAGTGAATCTAGAACGGGAAATAATAAACGTTACCTGGTCAGATATACGAACACCAAACTTACTGAATACATCTCCGTCTCCACGGAAACCACCAGCATCCTCAATATATGCTTCGATTAAATGTGCACCATTAAATGAAGACAGACTGTCCTCACCAAAAACTGTATCCTCATTCACAAGTGTGCGAGGAATGTAATAGACATCCTTACCAAACATTTTGATCTGTTCGATAACAAGATCTTCTACTAGACCTTGTTCTCCAGTTGTACCTTGTGTGAAATGCGGATTAAGTGCCATATCAACCGATCATGTCTAGAG